CGCCCCAATGGAACAGGACGGGAACAAAAGGCAAGCGGCGCACGATGAGCCCGTCCGGATCGACTGGATCGACTGGCTTCTCGCTGGTCCTATGATTGCCGGGTATTTGATGCTGTTGTGGTCGATACTGGCATTTTTCCGGTGAAGCCCTGCCTGTTTCTCGTCGACCAGGACGAACGTGAACTGCCGGGCAGCCGCCGCATCATCCGCCCCTTGCAGAGCCGCGCGAGTATCGTCGCCATGGCGGACGAGTTGCGCGAGAACATGGGCGAAGGGATCTACCTGCGGGAGCGGCTGCCCGATGGCAGTATCAGACGGCTGTCCTGATCAGCCGAGCGCCTCTTCGACCATCTCGGCGATGATCTCGAATGCCAGCTGCTCCTCTTCGGGCGTGAGACCCAGAAGCTCGCGCTTGGGATAGCGCATCCGAATGCCCTGGCCGGGCACGACATCGTCGGTCAGGCCGCCCTGATGGACCTCGGCAATTTCGGCAGTGCGGCCCCTGAAGCCGACCTCTGCGCCATCCTCGTCCCAGCGAAGATGAAGGCGGGCATAGGTGCGCAGCTTGCGGAAGAGCTGTTGCTCCTTCACGCTCTTGCGGCGTAGCTTTCCGGCGCGCCTGTTCCGATCTTCCGGGCCCAGTGGCAGGAAACGCGCGATGCGCGCAATCTCGAAGCTGCGCAGCCCGCCCGCCTCGCGATCGTATCCGACCAGCAAACTCCCGTCTTTCCGCCAGCTCTTGAGCAGCACGACGCGCGTGCCCCCGCCCGAGGGGTAAAGGAACTTCTTCGACTGCTTTATGCGGATCTTCTCGTCCGCGTCGGCGCGCGGCTCGTAGCTGCTGCCATCGGGGTTCTTCTGTGCGGCGATGCGCTTTGCCTGGCGGCCACGCACCATTGCCGCGATCTTGCCGGCCGCGCGGCGGCGGGCGGCGGGCTCCAGGGTCTCGGCAAGCGCGGACAGTGTCCGGTCGAGCTTCTCCAGCTCGGCGTCGATCGGGTCGCTCACGCGCCTTCGCCGAGATCGTCCTCGCTAGCGGCGGCAAGGAAACGAGTGGTCCCGAATTCGTCGAGAAACAGCTGTGAGAGCGATGCGTCGACATCCTGGAACACTGCCGGAAAGGCCTTCTGCTCCGGATGCTCGGCGAGGAAGCCGCCTTGCGTATCGGGATCCGCCGACACGATCACCGGCTCCTTGATCGCGATCGCAATGGTAATGTCGGCGCGCTGGTTATCGAGCTGGTCGACTTCGAAGCGCAGTCCCTTCGGGTTCTTGTCGATCACCTGTGGCTCGTGCCGAGACAGCCAAATGATAAGCGGCACGAACAGCGTATCGAGGCTGCCCGAGAACCGTTCGATCACGAGATCCAGACGGTAGTTGTAGCCAAAGGAGAGGTTGGCAGGTTCGGAGCGCGAGAAATCGATCGAGCCTTCCGATAGGTAGACGTGCAGGCGCTCACGCTCGGCAGCCAGATCGGGCACCGAGCGCAAGAGCCAGTCGCGAAGCGAATTAGCCTTTCGCATCGCCCGACCTGGAAGCGCTAACGCTGTTTGCCGACGACGCCTTGCCGGGGTTTCCCACGGAAGCTGCATCAGCATTGCCGGTGTTGCCCGAGGTGGCGTCCGTGGGGTCATCCTTCGGCTTCTTCGAAGCGGTCTTGGGTGCCGGTGCGATCGATGCGCCAGAGAGCGCCGCTTCGAGCGCGTCGCGTTCGAGGCTCGGCGTCATCTGCTCGGCTGCGGTGCGCGCCTTGTCCACGAAGGGGCGCGGCAGATTGCGGCCAGTCCGCAGAATGTGCGTTGTGCGGGTGGCGTCAGCGGCCGGGAATTTGATCGGTTTCATCATCGGTCCTTTCGGTGCGAGGCTCGCCTGCCCAGGGCAAAGCGAGAGTGGTTCGAACGTAATCCTGCAGCCCGATCAGCTTGGCGGTGTTGTCTTCGGCGGCGGCGAGCTGTCCGGGGAGCGCGGCAAAAAGCGCGTCACAATCGGCGGCTCCAAAAGCGCGGCATCGGGCGGCATTGGGATCGGGCAGATCCGCTGCTCCGCCACCACCCGCAGCTCCGGCGGCTCGGGCGGCGTCGAGGCGGACATGCAACCGCTCAAGAGCAAGGCGGCTATCGGCAAGCTGGGCTTGATATTCACGGGCGGTCCTTTCGCGGGTTGCCTCCTGCGCGCGGGCGAGCGCGGCGGCGTGGGCGGCGTCCTTTTCGCGAGCGTCTCGGCGAGCGTTGTTCACCGAGACGACGAGCGCGCGGTGCGCGGTCTGCCAGCGTCCCGCGCGGGCGGTCTCGTCCTTGGCGAGAGTTTCTGCGGCGATGCGGCCGGCGCGCTCCTCGCCCGCCTCCCACGCCTGCCAGCCCGCGCTCACAAGCAGCGTCGCGATGACGGCATGGCGAAGATCCGCGAGGATCCATTGGAGCAGTGCGAGAAGACCAGCACCGACCTTCCGCAATGGCCAGAGGGCAAGAGACAATGCGAGTTTCACGAGTGCGCGCCCGTCAACCGCAGGCACCCTGGCAGCACATATGCGGTAGCGGCGATCATCGATCCGATTCCCACGCATGGGCAATCTTCACCGGGTATCCCAGCCTGACCCCCGCAGGGCCGTTAAATCCCAGTGCAAAGGCTTCCGCGTTCTCGGGATCGCCGTCGATTGTGCGCAGCGCATCGAACAGGCCGAAGACCTCAATGTAGCGCACGAAGGCCTCGTAATGCGCAGCCTCGCTTCGGACCATCGACCAGACGAAATCGAGCACGCTGGGATAGCCGAGCTTGTGCCACCACGCGCCCATGATCTGGAACTTGCCGAAGCTCGCGCATTCCAACGCGATGTTCACACCCCAACGAGCGGCCGCGTCGGCGAGCTTCTCCCAGCTATCGTTGAGCCCGTCGCGATCGGCATCGAGCGTATAGCCACCGGGCTTTGGGCTCGACAGAAAGGGCACCCGGATGCGGACACGCCGCCACGCATAGTGGCGTTCATAGAGCGCTTTGAGCTGGCCGTCGCCATCCCAGCCCGACCCGCGACCTTCGACCCGAGCTACCGCGCGAATCTGGCGAGCGCTGGCGCCAAGGCGACCGGCAAATCGAACAAGGTCTGCCTGACTAATCGCGACCGCAGAGCGACTGCGGAAGACCTTTATAAAGGCATCACGCGTTTTCGGGCCGAAATCGCCATCGACCTTCAGCCGGGCACCCCGCGCGTTCAACCAGGTCTGCAGCTGGCGAGTGCTCACAGCTGCCTCCACCATTTGCTTTGCGACGCGCGGCTGATCTGGATGAGGCGCAGGGTGCAGTAGGTGATCAGGCACCAGTGGCCGATGTTGAACAGCCACGCGTCCCCTCCGTAATAGTACGGAGGGAAAAGGCGCCCGACGCCGAACATCCCCAGCGCGGTGGCGAGCGCCCACATCTTGAGCATCATGATCCGCGCGGTGAGAATGGTGGTCAGCTCTGCTGCAAGAGCGCGCAGCGTGGCGCTCCACCCTGTGGGGCTTGCGGCGATCGCATCCAGACGTTCGGAGACGCCTGACTGCATCGCGGCCGCATCGGCGCTGATTCCGATCATCGCCGGCAATGCGCGATGATAGAAGATGATCGCAAGGATCACCTCCACCGCACCGATGAGATGACTGTGCAGAGCGTTATCCATTGTCTCCATCCTTCCCGAAGACTTTCTCGATTAGCCGCCCCGGCAGCTCGCCAGCGTGATCGCGTAGCGAGCGTCCGAAGGTGATCATCCCCTCGGCGATGAAGCGGGAGAGAGCGCCGCCAACACCCATGATGAGCTGAAGCGGCCATCCGTCGAGCATCGAAAGATTGTCGTGCAGGATCGCGCCGATCGCTGCGAAGATCGCCGCGGTGATCAGCGTCAGCCAATAGCTTTTGCGATCCTCGGGCTGCGAATAGGCCATCACGAGAAAGGCGAGCGAGATCGCGAAGAACATGCCGCCCGCGAACTGGTCGACAGGCGCGACGACACCGAAGGCGAGCAGGATCGCAGCCAGAAGTGCGCTGGTTTCGGGGCTCATTGGGCGGCTCTCCTGTCGGCGGTACGCATTGGCGGTCAGCTCCACAGGTGCAGGCGTTTGCGCTGTGGTGTGGCGGCGGACGGACGCGACAGCGCCTCGGGCAGGACAACGCCCTGGCCGGCGGCGAGCGCGACTGTGCCCGAGAGACCGGGATTGGCCGCGAGGACTCCGGGAAGCGCGTGCGGCCCGAGCCCTGCCGATCGATGCAGCAGGCCGTCGAGCGCTTCGCCCTGGCGCGCGATGAGGACTGTCGCCGCCATCAGATAAGGCTCGCGTGGGTGCGCGCGCGGCCTAGAAGGTCGCGGATCGCGTGCTTGCCGTCACGGCGAAGCTGGACGATCGTTTCATCGGTCCAATCCTCGTCGCGCTGCCCGCGCCCGGTGGCGTCATAATCGCGATAGGTCTCGACCAGCTCGGCCTTCGCGAGGCAGAAAACCGCGCGTTGCCAGGCGAGCACCTTGGCGCTTTCCCCGTCGATCTGCGCGGCCGGAACATCCGACAACTCGACGTGCCCTTGATCGAGACGGATCGCGCCCCATTCGGCGAGATCGAGCAGAGCGGTCTGCATTCCGGATCGCAGCGCGAAACGGCACCGCTCGGCAGCGATGCTCTCGTCCACCCGGGCCTGCGCGCGAAACGCGGAAATCGTGAGGCTGGGCCAGAAGTCGGGCGCGGTGACCACGTCGGCCTCCGGGCCTGCTGGCACCCCATCGGCGATCGGCGGGGGAATGATCGAGATCGTGTCGCCCACGGCCACGGCCGCCTCCTTGCTAGTCTAACGGGGGTGGGGGCGGCGTCGCGGGATCGGCACGAAGCCTGTCCGCTTAGCCACCCGCCCCCGGCGCGGTGGGCGCAAGCCCGTTGTCAGTTGCTGGCGGACGAAGCGGCTTGCTCCAGCGCCTCCAGCTTGCGTTCGGCGTTCTTGGCGAGCGTCACGGTGCCCGCCTTGCTGTCGAGTTCGATCGCCCGGCGAGCGCTATTGGCGGTCGCTTCGAGCAGCGCGCGGTAGCGACCGGCAGGCCCGTCCGCGCTTTCGCCGCCGGCTTCTTCCAGCGCAGTCGCATCGCGGTTGGCGAGCTGCGCATCGGCCTTGAACAGCTTGGCACGCACCTCATCGGGCATGTCGTGATCTTCGGTCAGAAGCATGGTCTGCTGCAGCCAGTCGCGATCGAAAGCGTCGTTGCTCTTCACTGCCTTCATGGCAGCCTCGGCGATCTCCTCGGCGATCAGCACCGGTGCCTGGCGGTCGAACTGCGCGGGAAGCGGGATGCTGCGCGCCAGTACGACTTCGGCGGTCGCCAGCGCTTCGGGGATCGCCCCGGCATCGAT